GGGAAAAGTAACCTAAAAATCAAAAGTCTTAATTCGAAGGGGGGGAGGAGGGGGGAGGTTTTGCACTGGCTTCGCGGGAGGACGCGATTTCGTGCGAGCTGGAGGAGCACGGAGAATCTGATGAGATCTGACTCTCTGAAGAGGCTCGTCCTTGAGCAAACTGGTGTTGACCTTCACAGGAGCAATAAGCCAGCCCACCTGGTAATCGTCGCGCACTGCGGTGTAAATGAGGCCATTGATGGCAGTACCGCCGGTGTTGGACAGATCCTGGTAGGACAGGGTATTGTAAGTTTGCGTCGGATAAATGCCGAAAGTGATTCTCGTCTGAAATGGGACAAGAGCCATGTAAGGCATAGTGACGTCAAACTCTGCTTCTTGCGAAGATTGAACGATGTAGGGAGCACCGAGCGCCGAGTATGACCCAAAGGTTAGAGTATTCGGGGTGTTCCACCTCGCTTGAATGACTGAGTCGTTGGCGAGTAGGCGGATACGTTTGTACATAATTCCGCCTCGCCAGTAAAGAAAGCATGAAGCGAGGGTAGCTTGCAGAGATTGTTGATCCGGAGAATAGTACAACGGATAGTTTCCTGCGAGGGGAGCGACGGGGTCAATAGAGACGTAACGTTTGAACGTGTCAATGACTGAACCAGATGTCTCCGAAACGCAGAAATGGTTGTCCGTGTAGTAGGAACAATCCTGCACGAAGGGTGCAAAAGTTTGGTCGAATTTCTCGAGAATTCCAGACTGCTTTTGAGCGGCAGCTGGTTCGTAGATATAATCGACCGGGGGTTGAGGTCCTGAGAACTGACAATCGGGGCCGGCGGATATCCAAGCAACCAAAGAGATGGTGTTGGTAAGAGTCGCGTCGGTAGCGATAATGCTGGTCCCAGGATACAGAGCCACATCCAAGACAGCATACAAGTTGGGAGTAAGCATGAAGTCCTGGAAGTAGATGTAAGGGATAGTGAACTGCACTTCAGTGTCACCTTTGACGTCAATGACGCGCGTGACCTGATCTTGAATAGATCCGGTGATAGGGACACCTTGTGGAGCAAGGGTAATTACAATGCGAGCTGAAACAAAAGTTGAAGCAAAAAATTGTAAAAGAATGCGAAATGATGAATGCCACATCTCGTGGCTTGCAATTGCGTAGCCGACTGGAGTCCAGAACGGCGGAAGGGGAATGGAGTTTGACGGAGAGGAATCCGTTATCTGGGCGCAAGAAGCGATGGCGGGGCGCATCGCAAGCTTTTGCCAAGTCCAATCACCACCGTCTGGAAGCTTTGCTGCTGCAAGGTAAGATGTTTTGTACATAGCGAGGGGCATGGAGTAGTCCGTGACGTCTGAGCGTGTGAAAGTCTCGCCTGGTTGTGCGATAACGCGCATGGGTGGCTGCGGGTCATTCGGCTTATCAAACAGGCCTGAGAACATAGACACAAGAGGCTGCAGACTGGAGAGCACGCCCATCACTGAGCTTGAGGCATCAGCAATGGTTGACACTATGGTGTTGGGGAGTGATTCTGCTGTAGTAGGAGCAGTGCCTGATTGTGCTGAACGCACAGGATCGGCACCACCTCGATTTGCATGAAGAACACCCATTCCACCACGACCAGGGCGCATGGAAGGCGCTTGGGTCTGGCCAGATTGCTTCTGAGCGTGGTGCCTGCGTCGGGATCCAGAGGGATCAACAGGGAACACGAGCTGGGGATTCTGAAAACGTCCTTGGATGGTGAGGCTAATCACGTTTGTCGCTGATGGCGCTGATGATACAAGCGGAGCGATAACGTCGATATAAATTGACCATGGACGAATCTGAGTCACACCTGCTGCGTTTTCCAAGTTGGCGATCTCTTGGAACCGCCACGGGAGTTCCCACGGGAGCTGGATAATGAGCGTGTCCTGCTTCTGTGCTGAAATCACAAATGGCTTGTTCCAAGAACGTGCCCAAGCATAAGTCTCGAAGGGAGGAGTTGATGCTGCGGAAAAGTACGGAACAGCAGTGATCATGAGAGCACCGGAGTAGAACTGAGTGGTGTTAAGACGGAACTGAATTTCCATGTCTGAACGGAAGTACTGAAAATAAGATAGCGCGTCGTTGTTGGCGTCGCAAGCCATCAAAAGACCGAATGGATAAATCACGGCGAGGGGAGCGCCGCTCATGATCGTATCGGCTGTATTCCAGGAAACGGTTCCGACAGGGTAAAGTCGTTCCATGAAGGTGCGAGGAGTCTGGTCAGGGAGTGGATTGACCTGAGTACTAACACTTTGTGATAGAAGGGCCACTGTACGCTCACCAGTGTCGTCAAGCGTAGAGTTGATAGTTTGCAGGCTATTGGGGATCACCTGCATGCCGAGGGTCTGTTCGGCAACGACGGTCTGCGTTTGCTGACTGTCGGCTACGTAGATTAAAACAAACCAGGATAGCTACGTAATACTTCCCAGCGAGAGTTGGTCGGTGTGCATAGGGCGGTACCTTCGTGCGGACAATGACCTGTAGAAGTCCGCACTACGTGAGCAATTACACATGCAACAGACGGCTATTCGCCGCCCTGTTCCGATAGGTTCGGAGACAAACCGTAATAGAGTGGAGTGGCGTTCTCGTCGTACTTGAGCTCGGACGAGTAGCGCAATTCTTGCCAAAATTGGTACATGGCTTGGCGGGGAGGAGGAAAGTCGGGATGCAAACCGAGCGCACGGCAGTAGCGCACGAGAGTGTGATGCATCCGAGAGTATTCCTCGTCACCGTAGTGACGCATCTCGATCAAGACTGATCGCATCGTGTTGAGCTTGTCGTCAGAGGTGGCTGATTTATCTTGCCACATGAGAGCTTCCATGATGGAGGATTTCTTGAGAGGAGCTGTGTAGAATGTTCCGTATTTGTTGGTTGTGAGCACGAACCTGCGCTTGAGAAACAAAGCGGAGGGGTCCTTGAGTGACATGTATGGAACAGACACACCTTTCTTGACGTTGGAAGTATAGACCATTCCAACTTTTCGGGCGTATTTTTCCAGATATTGCATGTTGTACCAAGGATATTTGTCATGAACAGTCCCAACGGAGTCGTCACCCATGATTGACAAGATGACGAAGATGAAGAACTCTTCGAGGGTGTGATTGCCCTCGTCGAGCCAAGCGGAGACGTGGAACATCAAAGAGATGAACCAGGCCATGAAGGCGGTGAGTCCGTGACCGGAGGCGCCTTTGCGCATAGAGCGCATGAGTTGAGAGCCTACAATGTGGATCGGATAGATCACGGAAGCCATACAGTTGAATCGACGTTTGCGAGTGACCGGGTCGGTCGGGGCAATGGTGTCGAGAAACAATGGAAATCCGTAAGTAACCCAATGCACAGGCAGGGTGAACTCGTGGCCTTTGAAGTCGCCAAGAATTGCG